CTTTGGACGGAGTTCTGGAAGCTTGAGCCCGCTACCTGGACCTTGTTGTAGAGTTCTCCCCCGGCCTGAGTAAAGCGCTGCTGGGCTACCTGGCCGATAACTGCAATCTCCCGGCCAGAGGCATCCAGGCCAATCTTTACAGCCTGGCCCGCTTGGGTGGCAAAATTGGCAGCTACTTGAGCGCCTTGCTGTATGGCATTGGCGGCGGTCTGGCTGCCAATAAGAATCCGATCCACCATAGCAGCCCCGGCGGCGGAGACAGCCGCGGAAGCCTGCTTTAAGGCATCCCCACCGGCGGCACTGGCGGCCCTGAGTGTGTTTGCACTTGTCTCAAATATGCCCATAGTTAGGGCATTTGCCTTTTTGGTGGTGGATAAGAAGCCTTCCGATGCCTTTTTTGTGGTTGTTGTTGTAGTGTCCGCCGCTTCATTGGCTGCCTTCGGGAGAACAGCCATTATCTCTTCAACCTTTTCCGGGGATAACTTTGCTCCCCATGCATCTGTGAATTTTGAGACTTGGCTCTCGATTGTGTCAAAATCGTTGCCAATTTCATGCATGGCAAGCACCCATTCTTTGGGGTCCATGTATGTAACTTCCCTGGCATGGGGTACGAAAACATCGCCTTGTGCATTTAAGCTGAAGTTTCCGGGTTCTATTGTTCCCCCGCCAAGTTTGTAATTTACATTTACATCAATCGTTTTGCCATCATATTTACTAGGGACGTCACCAAGCCCGTTAAAATTGATATCAGTCTCAAAGTCCTCCGAAGCAAAAAGGTCCTCTGCTGCCGCTCTCCACTCTTTCGCCCGGGTGATTAAGCTATCTCCTGCCCCTTCCCAGGCGGAGTTCATGGCTCCGCCAATTACATCCAGGATGGCGGCTCCGATGGTCCCCTTGCCTGCCGTCAGGATAGTAGAGCCGAAGCTAGTTGCGAAGTCCCATGCAGCTTTAGCGGCTACCTTCACAAAATCTATGGAGCTACTTATAATTCCGCTCAGGCTGGAGCCATTGGCCTTGAACCAGCTTGATATATTTTCATAGATCCATTTGCCTAGATCTTTAGCACCTTCGGCCACTGCTTTACCTAGATCTTTACCGATCTGGGCCGGGCCGCCTTCATTAACCCAGTCGGTAAAGTCGGTCTTTATGCCAGAGATGATATCGGTAGCCCAATCCCTAACAGCCTTCCAGCCTGCTTTGATGAGGTCTGCCACATCACTGGCTAGAGTTGCCCAATCATAATCTCGGACCCAATCAGCTAAATCTGAGCCTAGATCTTTAAGATCCTCCCATCCTGTCCTAATAGCCTCTGTGATGGTAGTAGCAACCCCACCCCAATCTACCCCCTGGAGCCATCCAATAAGGTCAGATCCGAGAGATTGGAGGCCCTGCCAAGCTGATTTGATGGCCTCTACACCCATTTCAGCTACAGATCCCCAATCAATATTCTTGATATACTCCCAGGCTTCGGAGAAGCTATCCTTAATCATCTGCCCAGCTTTCTCCCAATCGCCGGAGGCCAGGGCCACAGCAAACTCCTGGATCTTAGGGACAAGAGCAGTCCAGGTATTGAGCAGCTTGACAGCAGCAGGCTCCAGAGCGGATCCTATGGCAGTCGTCATGCCCTCTGTAGCTCCCTTGGCAGTCTCCCAGGCCCCTACCAGCTTATTAGTATCCATGATGAGGGACGCCTGAGTATGAGCCAGGCCAGAAGAGCCTGCTATCTTGGCTGTCAGTGAATCAACAGAATCCCCAGCCCCGGCCAAGGCGTACATGATAGCACCGGATGAATCAGTGAAAATGTTGCCGAAATCTCCGATATCTGCTCCTTTCGACAGCAATAGCTTCAGCGTGTCGGTAAACTTGTGAGTCCGAGGATCAACTTGATCGTAAGATAATCCGAGCTTGGCGAGAGCATTGGTCTGCTTCTCTGTGGGTGTGTAGAGCGCCAGTAGCGCGGTCTTGAGGGCCGCGCCGGACTGCTCGCCGGTATAGTTCTTATCTGAGAGCACTCCCACGATTGAGGAGAACTCCGCAAGAGACATCCCAGTTGCCGCAGCAGTAGCGCCGCCCTGCCGGAGGGCATAATTCAGAGTATCCGAGGCAGCAGAGCTGCCATTCATGGCCATAGCTAACTGATCTGCCACGCTACCGGAGTCCGACATGGATAAGCCGAATGAGTTTATAGCTCCTGTCACAAGGTCGGTAGCACTGGCCAGATCGGTCTGAGTTCCTGCGGCTAAATCCAGGAAAGGCAGCAGTTCATCTCTCCCGATCTTGGATATATCAGACCCTTTGGCGGCCAGGATATCAAAAGCATTGGCTACCTGTGACGGATCGAATACGGTGGTGGCTGCCAGATCATTGGAGATCTTGATTACATGGTCCTGGATGGCGCTGTATTGAGCCTTGATTTGATCTGCGCTCTTGCCGTTTACATCTACAGCTTTTGAGGCAGCAGATGAGGCGGCAGACTCCAGGTTCTTGAAGGCAGATAGGCCAGCGGTGGATATTGTAGCTGCGCCAGCTACTGCGGCTACTCCCGCCGTTGCCAGGGCCCCGGCCATAGCTGTCCCTACACCGGCTGCTTTGCTGCCCAGGCCGGAGAACTTCCCCTCGGCCTGAGACATCCCACTATCAAAGTTCGATTTATCCAGCTTCAGGACTGCTACTGCTTCACCGACTTGTGTCGCCATTCACTGAACCCTCATACCTACCGCATTAGCCTGTCGTCGAAACTCTTGTTTAATCTCTTCTTCTCTATCTTCTGTGGTTTTTTCAGAATAATATCTTTGGAACTTGGGAAACTTCTTAGGATTATGCCAGCCAGTGACAATAATAGTCGCCAGAGAATAATCCCGCATGGCCTGATCTCGGAGCCTGTCATTATAGGCTTCGATCTTGAACGTGATTTCTATAGGAGTGGACTGCAAAAATTGGTGATAATCCATCCCTAAAGTGCCTATTGCGGTTCGTTCGGCGGCATCGATCCAGTCTCGGAAAGAGCTTTTGCTCTGTAGATCTCTGCCAGCTTCTCTTCTTCCATCCTTTTCCTCATGGCCTCCCCCCTCTCCTGGAGCTTTTTTGCTGATGCACCTGCGACATTCAGAGAGAGTGCATCAGCCAAAAGCTGAGTAAATGCATCATGCTTTTCCCCGGCGTCAGCCTCTCCCTGCTCCAGATATTCCTGCCGGAGTTCTGCGGCTCGATCAAAGTCAATCTTCTCCGCCCCAGATCCGGACCACTCCAGACCCTTCTGAAGAAGATAGATCTGGGCTTCCCAGTTTCCGAGGTAGTTTAGGGCCTCGATGGGCGAAGAGAATTTGAGATCCTTCCTATCAGGATCGAGCTTCTTTGGGCCATTCTTTAAGATGTCCATCTGCTGGCGGATCTCATAGCGGAGATGGTATTCCTTATCTCCGATCAAAATTGATGTATCTTGCATATTCGTGTTCTCCCCTTAGATTCATATATTTTTATAGATACTTTTTTGAACTAGAAAGGTAATACTTTTGATAACAAAAAACGGATATGGGGAGGGGCTCAGCCGGTGGTCTGGCATCATTGCCCCTTTTCCCTAGACGGTATGATATTTCAGCCTGCCAATTCCTTGTAGGCTCAGGTTACTCTCCTGGATGGATTCTAGTTTGACATCTATCGGAACTCCGGTTAAGTGACAGAGGCCAGACATCATTTCTAAAGAGCCCGTGGTGATGTTGAGATAGAGCCTGAAAAGGATCTTTTGGCCTACCAAAGCCAGATCGGAACCTAAGTCCTCACCACCGGCCATGTATCCAGCGGTCTTGGCTTCCACTATGCCTGAACCTGCATCAACTCCTCCAGCAAAATCAGCAGCTGATTTGGCCTCTACAACTCCTGAGCCATCATTAGACGGGGCATTTACTGAGCTGACTATGGCATTAATGGCTGCAGTAGCATGAGCGCAGGCAATGATTTCAGCTGCGGTGCTTGTGGCTGCTCCTCCTGCATCCGTGGCTACATGGACAGTAATCTTGTGAGCCGCATAGGTGATGCTGAGGGGGGTATTATTCCCCGAGACGATATACTCAATGTCCTCTGCATTTCCGACAACTCCAGCAGTCCTCCAAGTCCAAAGGATATCTGAATTTGGATTGGTGCAGTCGACTATCTTCGAAGCAGCTACAGCAGCATCTTTGTAAGTTACATCAACCAGCGCTGCCAGGACAGCATCGGCTTCTACATGATCCTTAATATCCTTGGCTGTACTGGTGGCAACACCACTCCCATCTGTGGCCACTGTGACAGTGAACTTCTTGCTCCCGGCATTGTAGGCTACGTCAAGTGCGGTATTGTTTCCTGAGACGATATACTCCACTTGCCGGAGGTTTCCGGGCCTTCCCCATTCCTTCAGAGTCCAATAGAGATCTGAGTAGTTATTGGTGCAGTCCATCAGCTTCCAGGCATGACCTGTGAAGAAATGCCGCTCTACTGTGCCCTGCCAATCATTGAGAGTCTTAATCCAGGATCGATATTTGATCGGGACGTTTAAGGTCTGGGAGAAGGTGGTGATCTCTTTGGTCTCCGCTTTAGGCTGGAGATCTACTCCAAAGACTCCTCCGAATGCTGCCGGGGTGAAATAATAGATATCACAAGTGACCGTCCCGCTAGTATAGCTCCGGAGAGTTACGAATCCAGCGGCATAATCAATCTCAGAGATATCATCTGCATCAATCGCTACAGAATCCAGATAGAATACAGGAGTCTTGCCGGAGGCCATATCCCACCAGCTCATAGTCCTGTCAGTGATGTAGAACTCGGATGTAGTGCCTACCCTTGTCATGGCCTGACCAGTAGCGGCTGTGCTAGTACCGGCGGCCTTAAAAAGGGCGGCATATTGGCCGCTTTTGGCTGCCATATTTACCCCCGCCTAAGCATACCCGCCAAGCTGTAGGCCGTCCAAATCCTGGAGCTTGATCTCTACACTCATTCCTTCTCCCTGGACTCCATCAAGCTTTGCAGATATGGGGAAGGATGTACAGATACAATCTGCATAGAGATAATGAGTAGAATCCTGGTAGAATCTGATCTCTGCCTTTGTGTTTGCAGAATTGAACAGAGTCCACAGGGCCAACTGTCCAGGATCAGTCAAATCCAAGAACTTGAAGCTGATCGTGCAACCTGCATCCCTCAAGGTGGCTATGTACTGCCTCCACAGAGTATCGTTTGTGGTCTTTGCCACAGTTATATCCTTGGAATCGATCTTGTTGTCGATTGTGAACCCATCTACACCATCAATGAAGGTCTCGGAGCCCGCTGTAGGGGTTATTGTGACCTTCATGGTTTGTCCTGACATTGCAGCCATTTCTAAATCACACTCCTTATGTTATTTCATCTTTCAACAGTCAACTCAATACTAACCGAGAACTTGTGACGATTGGAATCGTCGCGCCCTAAATAAACGGGATAGCTACCTGCAGCCATTTCGGCTACATATTCATTTCCGAGGTTTGCGCTCAGGCTGAATAGTTGCCTGATAGTTTCCGCTCTATCTCGGGCGGTGGCTTTGCTGGCATTCCGCACAATGATATCAGCAATGGGATACTCCAAGACACCTAAATCAGCTCCACAGAAATGTTCTGGCCTCTTGCCATTGTTAATCCAGATCCCGACGCAGTCAGCAGGCAGATCCGGCAGCTCATCCAGGAAGATCGTGTTATTGGCAGGTACAACATTCTTCCAGACACCGAGGCCCTGTGCCTGGAGATATGTAGCGATGTCTGCCCCAATGTCTGCACTCATGAAAATCTAATTCTCCTTATTATTCCATTCTAAAAAATAATATTGTTATCTCACAACTTATCACGGATCCCGTTGACCTTCAACAGGATCTCTTTTGCCTGCATGTCGTGATTATCGAGCCTTTCTAGCATCGAATCCATAGCTTGAGCCATCTTAAGCTGATTCTCACAGAGCTTGGTCTGATTGTCACAAGCCATCCGGAGCTGTGTGCCCATCTGCGTGGTGACCCACCATACCAAGAATATAGCAATTCCGATGGCCAGTCCCTGGTTGGTCAAAAATGAAATAAATTCCGTTTCCATTGCCCGCCTCCCGCCCTTGAGACCCTACTTCACCACTCAAGGGGTTCTTTTGTGACCATTCTCAGGACTGCATTGATCCCGGCCAGGATTATGCCCACCATATCCGCGCTCAGATTGACACCATACTGGGCAGATAAGAATAATCCGATTGCGGCGAGTATATTCACCCAAAGAGTCTTAGATTTCCATACTTCAACCATACTTACCACTTCCCTAACTTCTTGAATTCAGATGGATCTTTCGGCTGTGCATGGCCTACTTGGCCCTTTCCAGTTACTTGCTGCCCAGGAGTCCCTACGCCTCCACCTGTCATGTACCACTCCCACCGCATCCTGGCGAGGACAGAGAGGCCATCGGTGTTATGAGCAGTATTCCAATCCCCCAAAGTCATCCATGAATTGCCATTAGGCTCTCGGAGGAGGAAGCCTTTGCCGTTGTAGATCTCCTGCACCTTGGCTATGGCCTTGAGGTTCAGGACCAGCCCGAGAACGTCTTTGGGATCAAATTCTGGCTTATTGGGATAAGTCCATAGGATAGTTTTGAATCCTTCCTCTGAGGCAGAATCAATCACAATAGCAGCCTTAACGAATTTAAGCAGATTGATTGGAGCAGCTATCCGGACGGCTGAAGGCATCTCTGCCTCTGGCCCTGGAAAGAAGCAGATCCCATCTTGATCAAGATATGCATCGTCCGAAATGGGCCTATCGCCCTCATCTATTGGCCGTCCGTTATCATCAACTAGTATATTTCCATCTTCATCAGGCATCGAGCCACCACCTCCGAGCGGGATCGATCTTCATTCAGATGCCCCCGTAAACGAAAGCCTCAAAGCCGCCCAGCCAGGAACTCCGAGCATCCTGGGCAACGAAAGCCTGCCAGCCATAAGGAGCAGAGGGAGATGCGCTATTTACTGCACCGAGCCTTGCGCCTTTGCCTATCTTGACATTCTCCAGTTCCGGCTGCTTCCAGATATCATTAATCAGTATCGTTGATCTCTCTTCCGCAGTCATGATCTTAATGGCCTTCTCCTGAACAATCGGAGCATTTACGGGCAGGATGTCCTCCTGGGCCCCCACCATATCAGCCAGGATGCAGAATCCCCCGGCCAAAATAATATAAGAGGCGGCCAGGAATGCCGCCAATTTTGAAACTGTATTCATGGCCAGGCCTCACACGCACGGAAGCCAGTCCACAGAGATGGAGCCACAGGTGGAATTTCCCCAGAGCTGGATGAACTTCTCAACAGAGAAGACGCCTGTCAGGTCATCCACAGATCGGCCATACTCCGCATGACGGCCCTTCAGCTGATAATCAGATTTGGGATCTCTGGAGATCCAGCCTATATGGGCCACGCCAATCACATTGCTGTTCAGATTGGCCTCAAGAACTCCGGTGCAGCAGGGAGAGCAGCCGTTGGCATTATCATAGCTAAATCCTCCATTGGGACCGGCGTTAGAGTTCACCAGGCCGTAGCCTCTAGTTTTAACTTCGGTGGTCTTCTGCAGGTGCTCAGCATGGGTGTACATCTCAGTCAGGACTGCGCCGATCTTGTAGTTCTGTACACACAGCTTGTCCACCCACTTCTGGTCGTAAGTGCCGGTCTGATAGGAGACGGGCATATACTCCAGCTCCTGCTCCGAGGTGAAGTTGATGTAGTCCATAGGACAGCCTAAGCCGGTTGGGAACGGGCACATGGTTTGGGACCAATAGCCATCTATTCCTAGAGTTTCATTGCCCGGAACCCACACGGAGCCTACAGGCACACCGCCTCTGGTGAGCTGTCTCTCTACCTCAAGTTCAGAGTGCATGGAGACTACGTTGCCTGATCCTGCCACCTTCTCAACTAGCTTCTGGCCTTCAAAGCCAGTTTGAGTGGAGATGATCTTTTCCTGTTCCATGTACCCTACACCCTTTACGGATGCCTTTTCGTACATGTAGTTGGCAGCTTCGACCTGGCCGATTGCCACAATCGCCAAAGCTACCAATACAATCAAAGTAACCATTTTCATCATATCGAGACCTCTATTCTTCAATCGATTGACTCATAGGGTGATTATTATTCCCAAAAATAAGAAGGAGGGAGTTTCCCCGAATGAGAAAGGAAGTCCGGGGAAACTATTATTACTGATCTTGGTTCCGTATTATCGTTCTGCGTTTCGGCATTTGTCTTATTTTTTCGTCTATGATGCTCCGCAAATAAAGAAGATCGGCCAGCTCCCAGGAATTGAAGATCTCCCGCCAATCAACATCATAGACCCTCATCTCAGCCGGTCCTGCACGAATTTGGTTATGTTTGCCTTGTTGTTGTTCAGAGCATCCCTGCCGGCGTGGGCCTTCCTGTCACTCCTGGAGGATGGGTTGGTAGGATCGGGATGTCTCAGGGAGTCGTCAAACTCCTGGCGGATTGCATACGGCCCAGAGGAGGATACAGTCACTTTCAAGTCTTTTGAATGATCGGTGATGGTGAGATGGCTCGCCAGATCACCAGTAGCCCACGGAATGGTATTCTGCCAATCCTTTAAGACGATCTCCCCGGCCTGATGCAGGGCTTCCATAGCTGCTGCTTTCAGACTATTCTTGTAGCCATCCGGATGCCATTTCACATCTACATGCATCGACATGATCAAGTCCTCGCCGTACCCAAAGCTAATGCCCGCATAGAGCCATCATAGGCCACTCCGACCAAGCCAAGAACAGGATAATCCCGGGACTCAAATGTGATGACATCCCCGGCCTCTACCTCGGCCTCACAGCGGCAGAGGGCCTGACATTGGATTTCATCACCCCGGATAGTCCGGATCACTCTGGACCCGAAGGCCCATAGGACTGTGATCGTGCTGCTGGTAAAAATGTCATCGTCTCCATCATTCCCAGTCTTGTGCTTCCATGTGACTGATACGCCATGAGCGGCCAGGTAAGGCGTCAGCAGGCTCATATTATCGGCACACTCCGGGCGATGAATCGAGAGAGAAGCCGGTAAGCTGCTGGGCTCCTCATGCCGCCGTTCCGGTTCGCACTGGCAGCACCAGGGGCAAAAGTCTCCTGGAGAATGCCGGGTATGGTGTAGCTCTGCACTCCAGCCTCTTGCAGCGCTGCCCGGCTTGCGCCGCCGCCGGCCTGCTCCAGGTAGAGGGCCAGGGCCTCCTCACAGCAGGCATCTTTGACTTGCTGAGGGACTTCGGCCACGCCAGTCAGCTCATCCATGTCATAGCCTTCCCGGTACTGCCTGGGAAACTGGAGAATCTGAGACCCGTCTATGAGGTACTTTGTGCCCCGTAGTGGTAGTGCATCTATGATCTTGGTTGCCCTCGCCAGATACCATGCGAGGACCGTGCTTGAAAGGGCGATAAAGGCCGTGGCCCGAGGATCATCCGCAAAATATTCCAGTGCCGTGGCAGTCGCTACGTAGCTCTCCTCGGGCGGGGCAACATCAGTCTCATAGACCGGCCCCAGCTCAAAATCAATATCTGACGGGTTTGCGTCGTCAGTATCTATGAGAACATAGCGCTTGACCATGATTCACCTTCAGGGATAGACGATAGACGGCCAAGGGTCGGTCTTGGCCTTGATTGCCGTTACTATGCCATTGATGTTAGTGTATAGGTCAGTGGAAAATAGGGGTATGTGCATGGGTGTAGGCACCACCCCGCCACCGCTTACCATGATAACCATATCCCGAGCGCTGGCTACTGAAAAGCGGGCATCAGGCAGCTGGATCTCATAGATGCCTGGCATATTGGTGGCATCTACCTCTTTGAACCGGCATTTCCCGGATGTCGGAGCGGCGAAGGTGCCCAGGGTGCTGATGTCCTCAATATTGCCATCCGCCTGCTTATAGACTGTGGCAGATGCTTCATTATCTGCCCTGGTGGCAATGATTAGGCCTGAAGTATTGTAGGTTAACCCGGTCTTTCCCGAGCCGTCTGTTTTGGTGTTATCGCCCAGGAAGACCATAATACAGTTACTATTTTGATCAAAAGTGATTACATAGCTCATGCTAGACCTCCTGCCATGCTTTTCAGGCCACCGCTCATGAATTGCCTGACCACAGCGCCGCTGGGCGTTTCTGGCTCAGATCCAGATTGATAATCGCTCCAGATGCCATCCGATCCCCAGTAATCGAGCCCCGAAGTCTCGCCATGCCAGTGGCTACTGAAAAGCGGGCATCAGGCAGCTGGATCTCATAGATGCCTGGCATATTGGTGGCATCTACCTTTTTGAACCGGCATTTCCCGGATGTCGGAGCGGCGAAGGTGCCCAGGGTGCTGATGTCCTCAATATTGCCATCCGCCT